ATCCCAACCCCTCACGGTGCTGTTTTCGCTCGAATAGCTTCGGATTCGTCACAAAGTCACCGGAAGAGACCTCGATCGGATTCTCGCCGTCCGTCAGGAACCGCTGCGGCATACAATTGAATGTGATGTCGAAGTGCCCTGCCGAGTTATACTTCACCAAGTCCACTTCGAGCCCGTCCTTATATGTGCCCATTCGGTACTCGCCGGTGTTGAATGTATCCTCCAGCCTTTGATACCCGAACTGTGAGCAAAGCGCGTTTCTGAAATTCGCAATCTGCTGTGCAAAGTCCGTCCAGTCGTCGCCATCGTAAAATGCAGGATATGTCACCTCGATGTTCTCGAAATACCCTTTATCCATCGCGAGCTCGCCGTTGCGACCGGGAATGGATACCATCTCGACCGCCCTTTTAGGTGCATCGAACGAGCCGTCTCCGTAAATAAAAATGCCAAAATCGGCGGAATTTACTCCGCCGAAAGTGATGCTGTGCTCTATTACTGCCACGCGAGCCTCCTTCCATTCGTTTCGCGGACGAGCATCCGCTTAACTTCATCGGCTATAGCCTTAGGGTCTTTGTTTGCTCCGTTTATGTTGATTGTGATATTGGTCTCACCGCTCTGCATATTGTCGAGCTTGTCCCAGAGCTTGTTCAGAGGCACTACCGCCTCAGGACCACGCTCACCAATACCGGCGATGGTCGGCTCATCAAAAATGCCGCCCTTTGCGTACCATCTGACGCTAAGCGACGGCCTTACGCCTTTAAGCAGGTCCCCGAGTCTCCACCCTGCCGGCGATATCGCGAAATGCGGGAGTGGAATGTGCGGATGTCCGACCCTAAACTTAAAGAAGCCTTTTATTTTGTTTATGATCCCGCGCACCCTGTCTCGAAGGTTCTCGATAGGCCTCAGGAATCTTTCTTTGATGCCGTTTGCCGCTGCCGTGACTTTTCCCCACAGAGCAGAGCCGAGCCCCCTAACGATTGCAAGCCCGATCTTGCCGACTGCTATAACGATTTTCGGCAGATTCTTTAGAAGCCCGAGCGCAAACTTGCCGACTACGCTGGCGGCTGCCGACAGGACCTTCGGTGCCATAGTGGATGCCCACGCGGCCACCTTTGCACCGCTGATTTTGCTCGCGAGACTCTGAACGCTCGAGGCTACGCTTGTGACCAGTTTCAGCAGATTCGATAATAGCATCGGAACGCCCTGGCTCATAAACGTCCATATCGCGCCCGGGAGCGACTTGATGATCGTGCCCAGCATCGGTATGAAGTTTCCAAAGAAGAATGTGCTCGCCGATGTCATCAGCTGACTGAGTGACTCGCTGACATTCTCACCGAGCGCAAGACTGCCGAAGAAGTTCTGCGCCGACGCTTTCATCGCATTGAGTGAACCGCTGAATGTGGTCGAAGCCTCAGCTGCCGCCACGCCCGTGAGCCCTAAATCGCCCTGTATGACGTGAATCGCATCGTAGACGTCTCCGAGGTTGTTGATGTCATAATGCACGCCAGAGAGCTTTTCTGCGTCCTCGAGTAGCCGCTGCATTTCGGTCTTGGTGCCGCCATAACCGAGCTTGAGGTTGTCAAGCATGGTGTAGTTCTGCTTTGCAAAGCCCTGGTAGGCCATCTGCACGGATTCGATATCGGTGCCCATCTTTGCAGAGTTGTCTGCCATATCGAGAATGGCCGTGTTTGCCGCCTCTGCCGCTTTCTTGACGTCGCCGCCGTATGCGTTCTTCAAAGCCGCACCGAATGACACGGCCTGCTCTGAATAGCTGTTCATCGAGATGCCCGCAGCAGCCGCCTCTCTTGCATAGCTCCTTGCCGCATCCGCCGCCTCACCATAGAGCGTATCAAGTCCACCGAGGTACGACTGCTGAAGCGCCGCTCCCTCGCTCATACTCGCCTTGATGCCCTTTGTGATTGCAATGCCGATTCCTGCCTTGAGCAGTACGCCCTTGATGGCTCCTGCGATGGATCCACCGGCAGCAGTGCCGGCAGAAGTCGCCTCGCCGCTGAGCATATTCGATATGCTTCCGCGTATGCCTTTCGCTGATGGCACTATCTGCACATATGCGGTTCCAACAGTTGACATTAGTGCCCTCCTGTAATGTTGTTCATTGCGTTCCAGAACTCCTCCGGTGTCGAGAAGCTCTGGTATTCTTTCTTTTTCTCTTTCGGTAGGTAGTAGCTTGGTGCTATTTGCTCAGGAGCATCGCCCTTGCCGCCACCCCACACGTATAATGAATACCGGATCCCGTCGGCGATGGTTGCGAGCAGTATCTCTTTCATATCGCCCTTGAGTCCGGCCATTTTTAGCTTAATTCGTGAATCTTCCCTCAGACCGGCTGCTAAGGTCGCCACCAGTTTGACCGGCAGCGACCTATAGTCGTAGATTTGATATGTTTCAGCCAAGTCGCATATAAGCGCGTTCTCGTCACGACTGATCATACCGGCGAGGACAATCAGTTTTTTGATTCTTCGCCCGCCTTCGTCATGATCTCGGTGATAGCATCTGTTATCGCCTCGATCGGCACGCGCCCGTTCTCATCTTCGAGGGATTTGTACAAAGCCTTCTTCTGCTCCTCTCCGAGCATCATCTTCATCACCTTCGGGAGCACGAGCACATCTGTCTCGATTTCCGCGAGGGCTTCGACGAAGTACATATCGTTGAGCTCGTCCGGCTCCACCTTTACCTCGAATCCATTCGTCAGCTTGACTGTTTTCATACCTTCACCTCATTCCGCGCTTATGCGCTGACATACTCGTAATGCTTCTTACCGCTATCATCCGGGAGAGCCTCGATGGTGGTCTCGTATCCGATAGCCTCGGATGCTCTGTAAACCACATCACCCACCTCTGTGAGCTTTCCTCTCGGAATGACGATTCTCTTCTTCTTGCCGTCGAGCATTATCAGCTCGAATACGAACGCTTTCTCCTCAGGCTCCTTGCCGTCCACGCCGATCGTGATGGCGCCCTGTGACTCGGTGACGTTGCTGTCGCCGTAAACCAGCTTGAGTACATTCACGTTCAGAGCCTCGATAAAGGTCTGCTGGAATGTCTCGCTGTGGCTTGTCTGAATGGTGACGACTGTGTTGCCGTTCATATCTGGAATGCTCTCGCTGTCCCTCTCGGTGGCGTTTGTGATGCCGTCCTCAGAGATATAGCCGAGACCGAGGAAGGAAGAATCGAGAGCTGTCGTAGCATCCGTCGGCATAGTCGCTGTAGTTGGTGCGATGAACGCATAACCACCTATCTGACCCTTGCCGGTGCTGACGTTAGCCGCTGTATTTGCCATATTGCTTTCCTCCGTTAATAATGAGTTACATCGTACACAGCCTGATAACGGTGTTCCTTCGTGGTCGTGTCCGTAAAGTTGTAGTCGCTGTCAAGCTGTGAATCGCATATGTCGTCAAGGACGATGATGTTGTCCATTGCCGCCTTGACCGATTCATTCAGCAAAGATGCCGAATATAAAGAACCGGCATACGATTGGAGTGCAATCGTAGCCGTGTTTATGTAGTTTGTTCTGCTGCTGCCTGTTTTCTCAATCAGGACGTACTCGCTTGGTGGGTTTTCCGGTTTCTGCATATAAGCGGAGAAGCCCTGATCGTTCAGGTAGTCATATATGATTTTTTCTATCATTCCATACCGCCTTACTTGAGAGACTTCAGTAAGGTGTTGTTCTTAAGGTTGTCGGATATGGCGGGATATTCAGCCGCATATACTGCAAAGCCGCTGCGCTCTGGGTAACGCCTCTCCTCGAGTACGTATCCACTCGCGCTGCCGCTGGCTGAAGCGTATGTCGCCTCTGCGTGCCTTCTGCACTCGCCGACCACGCCCTCGCTCTTGAGGAGTTCCCTCACGCCCGCCTTGTCCAGTTTGAACTTGACCTTACTCATAACGCTCCACATACACTTTCTTGTTCCACGAAAGCGGCACTAATGCTTCGATACCCTCGGTAGGTTTGCCATACGTGTGGAACCTCTCACCGAAAAACTCAACGTCCACGTTGCGCCATTCGTGAGTATCGCCCTTAGGGATCGCAAGCTGATAAACCACTTTACTGCCCGACAGCGTGAAGTCGTTTACGATGTCGTCAGATGAGACCGGAGCAACGAGCACGTTGTCCACCTGTACAGGTGTGGTCGAGTAAGTCGGCTCACCAAAGCCGTTGTATCCGGTAAACGATTTTTCATAAAGAGTGACTGTTATCCCTCGCATATGCCCGCCTCCGTTTCGCCGCCCTGAAGTGGACTGTATGATCCGATGCGGTTGCCCGCTCCGAGCAGCTTCTTCTCGAGCTTGCCGAGATAAAGTTCCCCGGATGAGCCCGCGCCGATCGTCCAGCTCTGCGAGTAGCCGAGCGCGGACATCGAGCCCTGCGTTGCGCCCATCGGGATGCCGGCGTCTGTGCCGTCTCCGACCGCCCTCAGGACCATGCGGACTGAAACAAGCTGTTTCTTATCCATTTCTGCCTTCGGGTTGTATGCGTCGATAATGAGTGCGGCATCATCCAGCAAATTCTGACAGACGCCCTGCTCCGACTCGGACATCGTCCTCGCCATGCGTCCCTGAACATCCTCGATTGTTGCGTATGCCATCTGAGCCACCTCACTTTACTTTCTTCTTTGCCTTGCTCTTCGGCTTTTCTTTAGTGGTTTTCGGAGTAGTATCGGCCAGCTTGTGACCGGCCGATATATACTCATCTACTCTCTCATCCGCGACCCACATCACAGAGCCGAGAAGCCTGTTGATCATTTTGACCACGTTCGGATTATTCCTCGGTCAGTCTGTTGAAGCAGCTTACATCGGCGCGGAATCCGATCTCGATCTCTGCTCTTACTGCGAACATGTTCTGCTGGAACAGGTTGATTGTTGTGCCGCCGCTTGTGAGAGTTGCATCGCTGGAGTAGTCGATCACTACGCCCTCAACTGTTCCGTACATTGCCTGACTCCAGTCGCCGGCAACGCCGAGAACCTTTCCGGTTGCGTTGTACATACCCTTGTTGATTGCAACAGGTGCGCCGAGAACCATTGGGATAGCTCCCTCAGCTACGCTGTTGATAAAGAGCGGTCTCTCGTTTCCGTCCTTTGCTGCGAGCAGTACGCCCTTGCCCTGTGGGGACAGTGCGAAACCATTCAGGATACCGCCATGTGTAGCGATGTCTGTGTCTGCCGCAACGAGTCCGTCATAAGTGTTTGTTCCGATAACCTGAGCAGTTGCTGCTGCGAATGTGTCGAAGTTGCTTCCAGGAGCCTGTACTGCGCCGATTACTGTTGCATCGAACTTAGCTGCAAGTGCGAGTGGGAGCCTGCGAACCAGCTCATCATAAAGAGCTGCGGCATCTCTTCTGAACTCGTTTGAGAATGGAACGATAACAGCCAGCTTATAAGGCTCCATAACCTTTGTGCTGAGGCTTGGGTTCGAGACTGGCTTTGCAGCGGTCTCGCCTACCCATGCAGCTTCAGGATCTGAAGTGATAACTGGAATGGATACGCCTCTGCCCGGCAGCTGGATCTGTCTTGCGAGGCTCATTACTGCGGATGCCTCCTGTGTCTTTGCGAGGATTTCAGCCGCGACTTCCGGTGGAAGTGAGATGTTTGTTCTGTTGGTTGGTACTCCTGCCATTGTTTTAGTCTCCTTTATAAAACCTGATTGAAATATTCTGCGAACTGATCGCGCGTTGCTTTCTGTGGATTCCCAATAGGCTCACCGCCATCCGGAACGCTTGGATACTTGCTCGGTTTGGCAAACTCAAGAATCTGCTTTGCCTGTGCCTCGCAGTCCTCCTTCGTCTCGGCTGTCAGCAAGTGAGCTGGTACGCCGACTGACCTTGCCACCTCTTCTCTCGTTGTGCGGAGCGTTTCAGCCGCCTTCATTGAGTCAAGTTCTGACTGTAGGCCGTTTGCCCTGTCGATGGCCTCCTGAAGCGCCGTGCTGTTGTCCTCCATGCTTTTCAGCCTGTCCTGTGCATCTTTGAGCGATGTCTGAAGTTCCTCGACTCCCCTCTTTGCGTTGTTGATGTCATTACCATTAATGCTCATCAGCGCATTGATCTGGTCGTCGGTTGCCTCCGGGAAGAGGCTGGTGATGTCTGTGCGTTTCATATTGGTTCCTTTCTCCGATACGCTTTTGTACGAGGTCGCTTCTCGTTCGGTCGCGTTGCTTTTACGTCCCGCCGGACAAAAATCTGTGTATGAAAAAAGGAGCCTTTCGACTCCTCTAATCAACGTTGAGTTCTTCAGCTGCGGAACTGTTGCGCTCCACTCTTTTGGCGTATGCGCTCCGCTTTTGCTCGTTGATGATTTCCTTGTTGTCTGCGTAAAACTTCCGTCTGAGGGCGTTTATTCGCTCCTCAGGGGTATTACCGTCTGCGTCCTCATACATCTCGAGGTATTTGTCCGGATCATATCCCTCGACGCTGAGATTGCTGTTGAACCGCACCGCGTATGTGCAGTCGCAGTTCGCGTGTATGTGCTCAGCGTGTCCGTTCTTGATTGCGCTCTTTGATGCTCTCTGCCAACCTCTCGATGCGAGCGTCAGGCAAAATGCGCAAGTGTCGCCCATCGGAATCCACGCCCATTCCGCTCCGTCTCGGAGTGCGTTCTGCATCATCGTGTCAACGCCTACCATCTTGACGAGCCTCCCGGTCGCGTCGGATACGATGTTCGGATTGCCCGTTTTCATCGTGCCCTTGACCGCTTTTGCCGTCTCTCCCATCGTTGCGGTCTGCGCCGGTACTGCCGGCGGTACGGTTGCGCCCTGAAGCTCCGCTATTGCGTCATACATCTCACAAGCCGCCGCCCCTGCTGCCTCGCCGTATTTCGTAGCGAGCGCATAGGCATAATCGATCACCGCGTTCTCGTATTCCACAAGCGTGATCGTACCCGCCTCATACTGTGCGCTCAGCTGTACGATCCTTGCTCGCATTTCGTTTGATGCGCGATCACTCACTCTTCGCAGGATGCTTATGTAATTGCGCCACGCCTTCGATGTTATCCGTGCCATTATTCTTCAAGCTCCCCAAGAACGGCGAGTCCCCGCTCTCTCTGTTCCTGCGCCTTTATGCGTCTGATGTCCGCCTGATCAAAGCCGATCATTTCGAGGAATGTATCGGTATTTGCAAATTCCGGGCGAGCCGATGCGATCTTGATCGCTGCGTCAGCCGTTACCGCGACAGACGGCATCGCCGGATTCTTGAAATGAGCGACGATATTCTTCTGTGTGTCGGTCAGGGCATCCAGCGTAGTTCCGTTTGCGATTGCGAGCGCCATCATACCAATGACGCGGAGCGAGTCGCCGTTGCCGTTGTTCAACTGTTCCGCCATACTGACGAGAGTCTGCGACTGAGCGAGGATGGCATCGGAGCTTGTCGGATTTGCATCATTGACAACACCGGTATCAGTCACCGTCAGGCCCGTCGCCGCACTGAACTGTGTAGCGAGGATTCGGAGCATCTCTACGTGCGGAGATATGTTGCCCTGTTGCAGCTGACCGAATGTCGGCTTTTCGCCCGTCTCCGGGTTGACCGTGGACGCGAGAAGGTTTCCAACATACTGCTTGAACTTCTGATTGATTACCGCATCATACTGTTCGTCTGTTACGCCGAGCAGATACTTCTGCGGAGCTGTGGAAAACTCAAGCCCGATTGTTGCGTTCGCGATGGTCCTCACGTAGCCTTGAATGAGTCTGCGGATAGGCTCCTTGATGCGGGACTGTCCGAACGGCTTCGCGCTCGTAGGATTCCATATAAGCGGCTCCATAAGCGGACGCCCCATCCTGTGTTTGAACTCTTTCGCTGACCACTCTTTGCCGTTCCTCGTCAGGACCCAAATTGCCTCGTCCGTGTACAGATTCAGCATCGACGGCGTCCATGAACCGCTGTCGTTATCAGACGCCGTGTCGGTTATTGCGAAACCGTAGGCGATGCGCCCCTTCGTTCCGTCCCATACGGCAGCCGCTGAATTTGCTGAATGGAAACGGATACGACAGCCGATCTTGTCATCTCTTGAAAGAGTTGCGAACGAGCATCCGATCTTCAGCTCGTCACGGCACGTTTTCGGATATTCTGCGATGAGGTTGTTGTCTCTGACTATCTGCGCCAGCTCGCCAACCTCCTCGCCGTTTGTTCCGACGAAACCGTCGAACATCGAACGGGCCGCAAGCACATCGACCGTCTTGGCTCCCCAGGCACAGCCGATCTCGAGCCCACTGAAGCCCTGTGGGAGTGCTATGCCGAGATTGACCTCGCTGAGCGGGATCTTGCCCTCGTAATACCTGTCTTTCTTTCCGTTCTTGATAATCGCGTTTTTGTAGACCGTCAGGAGCTGCGAAAGCTGTTTCTTTTCGATCGCTCCGAGTCCGTTTACCTTCTCAGGTGCAATGCTTAAAACCATTAAAATTACCCCTTATTATCCGATTCGCATTTGCTTGTTAGGGTTTCTCTTACTATTTTGAGCGCCCCACAGCGCCAGCGATGCCGCCTCGATCGGGGTCGAATTGTCCCCACCGAAACACCAGCCGCCGCCGAGTGCGCGTTTTACCGATGTTATCGCGCTGTCGTTCAGCGCCTCCTGCTGATGAAACCAAGTAACCGACCGCTCATTCAGCGCATTGGTCAGCGTTCCGGTCGCGGCTATCATGTCACGCGCCGTCGGTCTGATGATCGACCCTTTGATGCGCCATGTGTCGCTGATCCGCTCCACAAGCACATCGACGCCGTTGCGTCCGTCTATGACTACGCAGGACGCTTTTTTGTATCTTTCGTTCAGCCAGCCAGCAAGCCAGCCGATTCCGTGCCCGGTCGGTCTCAGCTCTATCAGCGAGATGCGCGCCGGCCCGCTTGCCGGTATGACTGCGCCGCACAGTGCCACGGTCGAACCGTCAGCTGAAAACTTTATGCCGTATGCGGTCTTGCCTTCGGGCTTCGGCTCCGTGGATTTGCACGCCTCCCACGCATCGCGGTCGATGGCATAATCGAGTTCATGTTTGACGACAGGTGTCCACCAGCCTAAGCGCTCGCGGGCGAATGTGTCAGGCGGCATCTGCTCAAGCTCGCCTTCGATGGTGGTCGCGAGGATCCTGCGCCCTAATGCAGGGTTCGTCTTTGCCCATCGGTCCCGCTTTGTGACGTCTCCAATTTCCTCAACGGAATACTCGAACCAAGCCGTGCTGTGAGTGCTGCCCTCGATTGCCTTATCTCTAATGCCTCTGAAAACAGTCCCGTCGGAGCTTGGATCCGGCGGAGTACCGGCATATATTGTCTGCGGATTAAGGCTGGCTGATATTGCCGGAATAAATGAAGCCTGTGCCTCTACGCTTAACTCCTGCGCCTCGTCAAATATGAGGAGGTCCCCGTGCTGTCCGCGCCCTCCGTTCCGAGTCCTTGCAAGGAACTTTACCCTCGCGCCGGACTTCAGTATGATCTGCTCGCGTCCGAGCGCGGTTTTTATGTCCTTCAGATACTTCCGCAGTTTCGGGGTATCAAAAAACGAAGCCATTTCCTCGAATGTCTCCGTTGCTGTTTTCTGCAAGTGTGCTGTATAGATAACTTGCTCGTTATACATGATCATTCCCGCTTCAGCCCTTGCCTCAACGAGTCCTGTTTTTCCGTTCTGCCTCGGTACGCTGCCACCACAAGTACGGCATAACCACTTGCCGCCGTTGGTGACAGCCATCCAATCACAAAGCACCAAGCCCTGCCACGGATCGAGGATCATGCCCCCGCTCCTCAGGATCCGCCCTGCATCCATTCG